CAGTATTACAGTAACAGGTGACATTACGTTTGATGGGCTTTTATCGAACGATGACTCTATTGATGCGGATGTAACTATTTTGTCAGGTAGAAATGCAGCAGTTGTTGGGCCAGTAACAATAAATGCTGATGTAACGGTTACAGGAACGTTGACTATACTATGAGTACCGTATTTGTAGATACAATCAAAAACCAGACTGGCACTACAAGCCTAGCAGCTAACAAGTTGCCTGATATGCTTAGTGGGTCTTCTAAAGCTTGGTGCAATTGGAATGGCAGCACTGCTGCTATTCGTGACAGTTTTGGAGTTAGCACTTTAACAGATAATGGTTCTGGTGATTTTAGTTTTGCTTATACAAGTAATTTTGCAAGTGCTAATTATACTACTGGAGGTGTTTTTGCCCATTCTAGTGCTATAACTACTTATAATTATAATGTTCAGCCAAGAGAAGACTCTGTTGTAACAGCAAGTAATGTTAGATTAATTACAGTTTTTGTAGGCGCATCTGCTTCTGGAATACAAGATTATCCAAATTGTAATTTTACATCACACGGAGACCTAGCATGACCTCCATAATAAAAGTTGATGAGATACAAAATAAAGCTGGGTCTACGAGTTTAGCAGCTAATAAACTTCCTGATATGCTTAGTGGTTCTGCAAAGGCTTGGCTTAATTTAGATGGCACAGGAACTATTGCTATAAGTGACAGTTTTAATATAGCTTCTGTTAGTGATGGGGGAACTGGTCAATATGCAGTATCTTTTACTAACAATATGAGCAATAGTTCTTATGTTGCAAGTGGCTCAACTACTGCTGGTTCATCAACTTACAGTACTTTAGCCATAGCTTCTTTAGCACAAGGTAGCTTTACCATTTTTACTTCAGATGGTGGATCAAGCCAAGAAGACAAAGACCCTGTATGTGTTTCAGTAAATGGAGACCTAGCATAATGGCAGGATACATAGGCACAGTACCAGCACCTCAGGCTACTCAGATTAGGCAGACGTTTACAGCAACTGCTTCTCAGACAACCTTTGGTACTGTTGGTTATACTGTAGGTTTTATTGATGTGTTTCTAAATGGTGTCAAACTAATTGATGGCACTGACTACACAGCTAGTAATGGTAGTGAAGTTGTTTTAACTACTGGTGCTTCTGTTGGAGACCTTCTTCATGTGGTAGCTTTTACTGCTGATGACACTGCTACATCAATGGGTGGAGGCAAGTTCAAAGGTGACAGAGGCACGTTTGGTTCTGGCGGTGCTGATATATTCAGAGTGCATGAGCAAGAGCTAAACACTAATGTAACCATAGACGCTACTGAGAATGCTTTAGCTAGTGGTCCTTTGACTGTAGCTAGTGGTGTTACCTTGACTGTCACAACAGGAGGGAACTTGTCCATTGTCTGAGATACGAGCAACAACAATTAGTGATGAGACAGGTAGCGGCCCTATTGCTTTAACTAAGCAACACGCAGCTAAAGCTTGGGGTGATTACAATCAATCAACTAATACAGTATTAGGGAGCTTTAATATAAGCTCTGTTACTGATTTTGCTACAGGAAGATTTGATGCAGTTTTGGCAACAAACATGAGTTCTACAGCTTATTCTGTTGTTGCAAGTTCTATAGGTAATAATAGCTCTTATTCAAATACTTGTTCTGATTTAGACGCTAAAGCCACTGATGGTTTACGCATGAGAGTATTTCATAATAGTTCACACGCAAGTGCCGACTTAACAACTAACTCCTTTGTTTTTCATGGAGACCTAGCATGAGTACTCTAAAGGTCACAAACATTCAGGCGACAGGTGATACAATTAGTCGACCTGTTAAAAGTATTCCTGCTTGTTGGGTAAATTTTACTGGAACTAGTACAGTAACTATTGAAGATAGCGTCAACACAAGCAGTATTACTGACAATTCAACAGGAAGATACGAAGCTAATCAGACAAATAATTTTGCTAATGCTAATTACTGTATTACGCATAATGGTCTGTATGCTGCTGGTAATGGGTGGTTTGCGTCTTACTTTGATAAAACAACTGCAAATGTTGAACTTTTATTTATTAGTACATTAGGTTCATATACAGATTGTGCAGATGTTAGTGTTACTTATAACGGAGACTTAGCATGAGCAGTACTCTAACAGTCACCAATCTTACAGCTACTAATCTCACTGATGGTGGTGGCACGACTTCTACGTTTGCTAATGTTGTTGATGGTTCTATAAAAGCTTACTCAGAACAAGACAACACTGGAGTTACGGTTAGCCAATCTCTTAATCAAAGTTCTATTACTGATAGCTCCACAGGACACAAAATACACACTTGGACAACAGCTTTTTCAACTAACACTTATCTTGGCTTAGTTGGTGTATGTGGTAATAGAAATTCAACTACAGGTACAGTCAGAGGAGTTATGCCAGATGCTGCTTGGACAACAACAGCAGCAGATGTTCGTTACGCATTTGCTCCAAGCACTGCCGAAGACGTTACTCAAACTGGTATGGCTGTAGTAGGAGACCTAGCATGAGTACAATTAATGTCTCCAACCTCAACGATGGCACAACAACTGTAGCAACTACGTTTGTAACTAATGGATCTGCAAAGGCTTGGGTTAATTTTAATGGTGGCGCAAGTTTTGGTTTGCGTGATGATTTTAATATCTCAACAGCAGTAGATAATGGCACAGGAGACTATACTTTAAATTTTTCAAATGCGCTTGCTAACAGTAATTTTTCAGTTGTAGCAACTTGCGATGATAGCAATTCTAGTAGGTCTTTTGCACATTCTAGAGACTATGCTACTTCCAGTTTTGATATTGAAATACATAGGGGTGATACTGGGGCAGCTAATGATAAAAGCATAGTAAGTGCAGCAGTACATGGAGACTTAGCATGACCCACGGACATTTATGGGATAGACTAGCAGAAGCTAAGACAAGACTAAAACCTGTACAGTCTAAGTACAGAGTATTGTTTGAAGACCCAGCCACACCAGACGAGCCAGCCAAGGTTCTATGCCCAGACCCAAACTGGATGGCGTGTGCTTTAGAGGGTGGAATACTGCCACCTATAGAGACTTATCAGCGTGACCGTTTAGTTCCTGATGGAGAGCCTAAAGAACATCCATACGCTGAACCTATCGGTGCTATGACAGAAGAAGAAGCAATAGAATACTTAATTCAAAAGGATATAGATCCGTCAGTATGGCGAGACTACAAAGGAAACAGAACGATTATGAAAATTGTTCCTGTTGAACTGGTCCCTTCGGACCGCAGCTTTAGAAATGCATGGAGAATTGCACAATGACTAAAACTTACATCAATATAAATGGAGATGTCAGAGATGCATCTTCTTTAACAGTACCTGGCGACAGAACGTTTAGAGGTGCTTGGACATTCAACGGAGATGCTGTTGAAATAGATATGGCTAAGGCTAGAGATATTCACAAGGATAATCTTAGAGCAGAACGTGCGCCAAGACTTGAGGCTTTAGATGTTGACTATATGAAGGCTCTTGAGGCTGGCTCTGGTGCAGATGCAATAGCTACTAAAAAAGAGACACTGCGTAACATTACAGCAGACGCTAAGATAGCTAACGCAAAAGATGCTGACGCACTCAAAGCATTGGACTTAGCCACTCTATTAGGAGAGTAATATGTCTAGAGCTAGAGACCTAGCTGACCTTAGTAACGTTATCAACAAGGGTGCTAACCTACAGCCCAACTTGATAACTAATGGTGATATGTCTGTAGACCAGCGCAATAGCGGTTCTTCTGTTACGGCTACACATGGCTCAGATACTTTTTGTCCAGACCGTTACAGATTTATAGAAAATCATTCAGGTAGTTTTAGTCTTCAGCAAGTTCAAGACGCACCAGATGATTTAGAATATTCTATGAAAGTTACCGTAACTGGCACTGATACATCTTTATCAGCAACAGAATTTACAAGAACTATACAACCAATAGAAGGGCAGAATATCAGTCATCTTAACTGGGGTTCTGCTAATGCAAGAACATGCACCCTTACATTTTATGTAAAGTCTAGCGTTACTGGTGCATACTATATTTCTGTATTTAATAGTGCAGCTAATCGTTCATTTGTTAGTGGCTATACAATTAATACTGCTGATACTTGGGAAAAGAAAACCATTACAATTACTGGCGATACTTCTGGAACTTGGTTAACTACTAATGGTGCTGGTATTTATATTTCTTGGTCACTAGGTACTGGAACAACTTATCAAACTTCTACTTTAAATAGCTGGGCTGGTGCTTTTGATATGGCAGGGTCAGACCAGATAAACCTTGCCGCAACTAATAGTGCCACTTGGCAACTTACTGGTGTTAGTTTTGTTGTAGGTGATAGCGCACCTGTTACGCATCCTTATGAAAGCCACGCTCAAAATTTACATAGGTGTCAGAGGTACTTTACGACATGGGAAAGTGGATGGGCAGGTGTTTCAGCGGGTACAAGTTATAATCAATCGTCACAAGTTTCTTTTCCTGTTCATATGAGAGGCACCCCTACGATAGCAAGAACTGGAGGAACTTCTTCTACAAGATACCCTTCGTCTAATTTTCTATCTATTAAAATAAATACAACTAGCTTTACTAGTCTTATTACAGCAGCCTCTGCTGGTGGTAATGAATCTTGGCAAGCTATAGGAACTGCGGATGCGGAGTTGTAAATGAATGTAACAAATGCACAATACCAAAGTTTAAAAATAGAAAATACAGTTGTAGAAGCACAACACGCAATTATAGCAACTATTGATAATGTAAAAATGTTTGTGCCTATTCAAGCTAATAACCGACACTACAAAGCCATACAAGAATGGGTGGCTAAAGGTAATACAATAGCAGATGCTGAGTAATGGAGCTACCTAAAGTAAACATAGCAGTGATAGGAGTTATTTGTTCATCTTTGGGTGGTTTTGTTTGGTATGCTAGTGAGCAAGCTTCTATTATTAGTAACCTCGAAGAGACTGTTTCTGTATTGGATGCCAAAAGTAATACTACTGATAAGATAAATATGATTAGAGATATTGATCAGAACAAAAATAACATTGATGATCTTTGGGATGATGTTGATAGATTGGCTAATGTTATGACTGAGTTAATAAAACTGCAAGCTCGTGTTGCCATACTAGAAAAAACTGTTGAGTTTACCAGACGCGATGGAATGTAGGTATGGACCCATTAACTATTTTAGCTGGCTTAAAAACAGGGCTTGCTGCTGGTAAAACTGTAGCAAGTTTATCCAAAGAGATTGGCAACTTCTTTGATGCTACAGATCAAGCTAAGAAAAAATTACAATCAAAAGGTATTAGTAGTTCAGATGTAAACTCAATTGCTATGGATCGCTGGGCAAAAGAGCAAGAGGCTGCACAGGCTGAAGAAGAATTGCGTGAATGGGTATGCAACAACTTAGGCAAAAGTAAATGGGATCAGCTTCTACGCATACGCAAAGAAGTTTTGCAGGAAAAGCGCGAGATGGAGGCTAGGCTGCGCCGTGAGGCCATAGAACGTCAAGAGATGATGTTGACCATTGCTGGAATAGTTTTCCTTATCACGGCCTCTGCTATTGGCTCTACGCTATATTTGCATTATATGGGGTGGTTAGACATAAGAAGTTATTTTAGATAGTTTGTGAAGTTAGTAGAGATTAAATACAACAGGTTCGTAGTATATACAGATGACGGAAAGCTAGTTATACAAACAAGTGACAGAAGAATAGCAAAGGAATATTCCAATGGCCTCGACAATAATTGATGATTATAAAATTTTTCCTAGGTTGATGATGTTAGTAGTTACTATTCTTACTTATCAATCTGTTCATTGGTATATGTCACTCGAAGATCCTACCAATGGTCAAGCTGGACTTGTATCTGTTTGTATGGGTGCGCTTACTGGCTGCTTTGGAATATGGATGAATAAAGAAGCAAAGACAGATAGAGGTGCATCATGATTGGAATACTTCAAAGTGTTGCTGGTTTAGCTACTACTTACATTGATAGTAAAGCAAAGGTTAAAGCTGCTGAGGCTGAAACCAAAATGAAAATTGCAACAGGTGAAATCAGTTGGGAACAAGCGGCAATTGAGGCTAGTGCTGATAGCTGGAAAGACGAGGCTTGGACTTTATGTTTTATAGCTATTGTTTTAGGATCATTCGTTCCTTGGTTACAGCCATATATGAAACAAGGTTTTGAGAATCTTCAGGCTGCGCCTCAGTGGTTTAGCTGGGCTATGTATGCTTCAATAGCTGCAAGCTTTGGTATTCGTACAATGAAAGGACTAAAGAAATGACATTCAAGTTAAGTCAAAGAAGTTTAGATAGACTCGAAGGTGTTGATGATCGCATGGTATCTCTTGCAAAGTATGCAATAGGAATTACTAAAGTTGACTTTGGCATTCCGCATCTGGGTGGCCTTCGAACAATGGAACAACAGCGTCAGCTTGTAGATAAAGGCGCATCGCAAACTATGAAATCAAAGCATCTTGAAGGTATTGCAATTGATACTGTAGCTTATGTTGGTCCAAGAGTTTCTTGGGAACTTAATCTGTATGATGATATTGCAGATGCTATTCAACAAGCAGCCAAAGATCTTGGCATCTCTGTAAGATGGGGAGCAGCTTGGCATATCAATTCAATAGCTGACTTTGATGGCTCAATGGAAGATGCAATGAATGAGTACATCGATCTTCGAAGGTCACAAGGTAGACGTCCGTTTATTGATGCGCCTCACTTTGAGTTAAGCGTTTAAAACATCAACTAAAACGTCATACGCTGACTTCATGGCTTTTCTTTCTTGTTTAGAAAAGCCACTATCTTCAGTGTCGCCATCATTATTTAACCAAGCATAATAGCCATGTAATAACATGTTTATTTCTTGTTTAGTAAGTTTTACAGTTTTCATTGTGGTCTATCCTTTGGCATAATAATTTGTGACGTAACGTCACTTTCTATGCAATACATCTCGTATGCATCTATGTAATTGTACAGAGGATCTGCTATAACTAGTGATTGCTGACAAGAATCATAGTCATCAAAAACAACTATGACATGTGTTGGATTTTCTGCTATTTCGTAACCAATAACTAATAATGTGTAGAAGTATTGCATTAGTTATTAGCTTTTATTCTTTGAACGCTGCTATAACTTACACCGCAAACAATAGCTGTTGATCTCATGTCCCAACCTTTTGCTAAGAAATATTTTATATCACTTATTTCTTTGTCAGTTAGTTTGTTGTTACGCCAGCCTTTGCCTTGAGTTCTTGATAGTCCTCTAGCTTCTGTTGGCTCTGGAGTGTTAATAGTTTTACTATTAGTTTTTAGTTTTGAGTTGCAGATTTTTGCATCTGCTTTCATTCGTTCGAGTGGTGTCATTTTGTACCTCAAAAAAAAGACGCACCTAAAAAGATGCGCCAAGGTGAACGAGGACAGTTAAGCAGTAAAGGCATGTCTGTGTCCTCGGAGAACTGATCCCACATTAGAATGGAATCACATCATTTGTAAAGCTTTTGTCTTCGGATACTTTGCCTTCAGATACTACTAACCTGATATACATTTTATCAGTATCTTGAGACTTTCTTCTCCATCCAGCTATACGTAATTTGTCGTGGTCGTCTAGTGGCCCAGAATAATCTGGTGCTTGTTCATTACCCTTTTTATCATTCTCAAATAGTATGCCCATCTTTTGATAAAGTGTTATAGTTTTCTGTCCATCTTTAGTTACATTTTGTACGCATACAATTTTGTGATCTTTAGAATTAATATCTACATTACCTTGTAATATAAATTTTTGTTCTGGAAATGGAGGCCATGCTCCACCAGTATTTGTATTGTCGTATTCTTCTGCCATTGATGGCCTCCTTATAATAGTAGATCCTGTCGCGGATCATTGGGTGCAAATTTAATATCTATTAGTTGATAATCTTTACCGCCTGTCTTTGATTTGAAAATTTTAGAAGATGGTTTGAGATTCTCTAATTGCTGTCGAGAGAGAGTCATACTCTTGTCTCCATAAATGAGCCTCAGGCCGTCCGCTTTGATCGCGGCCTGATGCTCATATGTGCGTATGGAAAGATATTCACCCTTCCATAGCTTTGTTACTTTTTTAGTAAGCATTACCAATCACTCTTAGGTTTTTTATCATCTTGAGCATACTTATTACCATCCATCTTACCTAAGAAGATATTAGCATCACAGCCAATATGCGATAATGCTTTAGTCAATCCGTCAGTCACTGCCATCTTGGGCGCATCTTCAGCAATGCGTCCCTTCGAAGCGTCAAAGAATTTTCGGCAGCCAGTGAATCCACCAAAAGAATAATGACGTTCTGTATGCCAGACAGTAACATGAGCCAGTACTGCTGAGTCACCGTTAGACATTTGCACAACTTCAGTTGTACTTTCCCAGCCCCATCCAGCACCAATAGGTCCAAACTGTTCAGTCATTTTTCTGATCTGATACTGTGGGTCAATAGCTGTAAATGATCTAGCACCAAATGACACAGGCTTGATATACTCAGGATCTGTATCTGCTAACTCATTCCATATTTCTAAGTTACTCATTGTCGTTCTCCTTTTTGTTATTAGTAATTACAATTCTTAGTGCGCCTCGCTTGTCTCTTCTGACTGACAATTGATCACAATAAACTTCACGTTCGCTGGGCAAGACCATACCTTTGAGATCTTTCTTTGCATTCTCAAATACTCGGTTATGTTCATAACCTTGTATATATGTAACTGCCGCATCGACGAATTGATTATCTTGTGTTGCATCTCTTATCACCATCTGATCTACTTCAATATTGTTTTGGTTGATTGTTGGTACGTTGACATCTTCAGGTGGTTTGTCAGCCTCAACGTATGACCAGAAGTCAGACACAACAGTCCACATTTTATTGAAGTATTCATTGCTGCATTTGATATTACGCGATTCCCATTTGCTGTTACCAAATATCACAGACAAGTATGCGCTGTGTGTATCAGCAAGCTTTGCGTACAATTGTATCTGTGGCATATAGCGTTCTATAATATCATTCATTGAATTGAATGCGTTGGTGTGTTTAGCTTCAACAGGTATAAAACCAAAAGCAGCATCAATAGTTCCTCGGACTGGTACTCTGCCAATCTGCTGCTCGATCTCCCATTGATGTTTTCCAAGTGTGCATTGGTATTGTTTCTCAAACCATTGAAGGTTGAAGTCTTCAGTAAATGTGCCTAGCTGCACTGCAAGATTGTCTGACAAATCATCTGGCTTTCTGCGTCCAGTTTTGATTTCCCATAGTTCTTGCCACTCGCCTTGCATAATCTTGACACAATCCGAGCCGCCAATAAATCCTCTTCGATCCATTTTAGTTCTCCTTTTTGTGAGGGGTTCTTGGAGAAACCCGCCCCTCGATCAGGTTGAGATAACGCAATGCGGTCCCCAAGAATTCTTTTGTTTATAGCAACTTGTTTACTGCATATACGCAATATGTTCAAGTATATTTTTCAAAGTCTTTTTCTGTAAGACCATGATCTCTGATAAGTATTTTTTTGTTCTTACCTTTGAGCCAGTTCTCACCAACGACTTCTCCATTTTTAATTCTGGTAGCATGAATAGCTTCACTATCTATGAAGTATCCTTTGCGTAATATGTCTCGCTGTAATGTTGGTGATTGTGCAACGCGACCAACGTTTGCTTCCCATAGAGCAGCGTCAACTGCTTTCTGTATCTTTTTCATTAGTTCTCTCCATTAGTTGTTCAAATGTTTCGCCACTCATTATGACTAGCGTTTGCGGAGTTCCTCTCCGTCTTTTGTAGAAGGCAATGTCTCTCCCTTCGAGGACTGCGAATGGACTAGGGAAGTTAGACTTATCTCTATACTTTACTTCTCCCACCAGTTCATGTCCGTTGAGTTCGAGCTTGATGTCTCCTGAATATTCGCCTCCCAAACTGCCCGAGAGGGGTTGCCTTTTTGCTTTGATGCCTTGTTCTTTGAGCCAGTTGACGAACCACTTTTCGTGATAAGTTCCTTTGTTTTTGTTACGGTTTGCCATTTGTCTCCCTCATAACAGTGTATGCAAATGAACCAGCATTTTTCAGTTGTACCTTCAGGAATGTCTTTAAGTATAGCTACAAAATAATCTACCTTATTCTGACACGACAGACAGGTTATGCGTTTGCTTTTTTTTCGTGACATCTATTTGGTATCCCAATGCATCAAGCCAGCATATCAACATAAACCCAGAGGGTATTCTTTTGTGGCATTCCCATTTGTGAATAAGCGAAGAAGTACATCCAATTTTATTGGCTAATAATTCTTGGCTTAAACCTACTTCTGATCGAGCTACGACTAACTCTTTGATTAGTTTCTCGTAGTCGTTTGGAATACTCACTACCTTGTTGTATCTGGTATAACTCTTCGATTGCATTGAAGATCCTCAATGCCGTATCATATTTCAATTCAGTCTTATTATTCTTTGTTCTCCAGTATGTAGTATGAGATGCCCCTGCTTTATCAAAGGCATCTTCTAGTTTTATATTTGCTTTGTAAGCTTTGTCACTTACCAATTGTAGATACGACTTCATGATTGCACTTATGCAACCAGATCCTCCTTGGTGTCAAGATCTTTCATATTCCAACCAAGACCACAGCAATGAGGACAAGCAACGTTTACTTTCTTGAATGTAAAGTCTGTGCTTGTAAAGTATCCTTCGCCATCACAATGGCTACACGTTTCATATTTCATTTAGTTCTCCATTATTATTTTAGTGGGGCTGTTTCCGACCATCCGCCCCTTGATGGCTGACAAAATTATCTGATTGATCAGTTCAAATAATTCCTCGGTGAGAGTTCCCAACACACGCTCTCATGGTCGTGCCTTTAAGGGGAAGGACTACCCTTGTTGGAATACATCTAACTGTTTCCAGATCTTAGAGTTCATTGCTTTAGCAATCTCTTGTTCACGATTGTGACGCTGAACGTGAGGTGTTCGAGCATCTTGAGTATGAGTTGCCCAGTAAGTAAGGCAATTGTACAATGCCCATTGATTACCACCAAGTTGTTTCTTTTCATTGTCCCAGATACGCAGTAGGTTTTCCATTTGCTTGTTGTTTACAGTATCAACTGACTGTCTGGTAAAACCTTTAGCTACTGTTTTCTTAAAAAATATTTCAGCATAATCATCTGATATCTTACGACCCATCCACTTTTGCCATTCATCTTTGCGAGTGTGGAAATGCTCAGCACCTTTCTGTATCTTGGCAGCAGAGCCATCAACATTAAGAAATGTTGTGTGCTTGTATCTACTACGAGCTACAGCATTAGGTGTTGTGCAACCATTGAGACACCACAAACGCAATGCATCAAAAGATTGATAGAAACTCCAGCTTTGGTCGTAGCTATTAGTAAATACTATTCTAGCCTGAACAATGTCGCCAACCTGTGGTTCAATTGTAAGATCAGGAAACAATATTTCACCACGCATCTTGCGACCATTCTCAAAGACACTGATAGTTGGTTCTTTGTAGTCAGTAGTAATCTTTGATTCTTTTACTGCATCCATGATTGAGTTAACTACATCATCATGAGGTACAAGTTTGTAACGTGAGCCATGATGACCAAGCACAGTATTTGTATCTGTTCGAACAACCTGAAATGCATCAGGCTCTGGATTGCCAGTAACTGCGTTAGGTGTTGGCATCAATTCAACTGGAAAGTCCCAGTCATTTATTGTTGACATCATATTCATGATACATTCTCCACTATTCTAGTTACTCGATCAGATTCTCTAGTCAGTTCTTCAGAAAGAATTTTTAGAGTAACATTATTTTCAAAGACAGTTTGAACACTCTCACTTGAAAGAAACTTTGCTAGTTCTTGTAGTTGATACAAGTCCATAGTTAATTTAACTGGTATCAAGAATCGATTTATTTCAGCATTAATAGTCATTTAGTTCTCCATGTTTACTGATTGCGTATATGCAATACTAATTTTAATTACTAAACTTTGCAAGCATTAAATTTACAAAGCTTGGGCAATGTCGCATAACATATCCCTGCCCACCCTCGTAGCTACCGCGCAAAAGGGGCGGCACAAGGCCACCCCCAGCGTTCTCCTTAGTTGATATGTTAGTAAGCAGTTTATACACTTGCTCAGGTGTAAGTAGCTACCCATCCATGGTTATGCAGCAGCTGCTCGTCTCGCTTCGATAGCAGCAAGCTTAGCTTGTTTCTCTTTGCTAAGTTGCTTCGGTTGAGTTCTGGTAGATTCGAGATAATCTTGACCAGTATATTCTTTGAACCAAGCTTTGTATGTCTCAGCAATATGGTCAAAAGCTATAGCTTCATCATCTAAGATAGGAGCAAGATACTCATATCGTTCTTTAGCTTGGTAGTATTTGTCACTCTGTACTGAAGCAACTTTATCGTTGTTATCATAACTAACGTAAGCCATCATATCAGCATACATCTTTTCGATGTAAGAACGTTTGTTCTTTGCTGCGTAGATTGGAACGTTAACTATTGTTCGAGCTACGTCAGTAATAAATCTGTCGTTAGCAACTTGTCCTGTAGTATCATTATGTATAGTTACAGAATAGTTAGCTAGTTTATCTAGCGTTACATTTATGTTTTCAACTTTAGCCATTTGGTTCTCCTATGTTTAACTAAGCTGCGAAGGATCAGCCCTTCGTACCACCCAATATCATAGAGAAGAAACGGCACTTGCCGCTTGAAGTTCGCACACCCCGATCAGCGGGTTGCGAACTTTTTCTTCCTATGATTTGGATCAGTGGTCGAAGGGTGCAATCCGAGCTGATAGTAAACATAAGTGAGAGCCTAATGCTAAGTTGTGCAAACATGGATGTGCGCTCGATGAACTCGCTGGCTATCCTGTCAATACCTCTGTAGCTCCATAAAGCACAACATGTAGTATTCAGGGTAGTATGTAGACACAAGTGACGCGACGTAACAGATTGACAGGACTTGCAGTCAGTATGTAGCTGTGGGGGGAGAGGGGAGAGGGGGGCTTTAAGCCGTAGATATACTACTCATTCCTAATAAACTTTGTTTATCATGATCTTGACGCTCATTGCAGTGGTTAGCTAAAAGTAAATTGCGTACTTAGAAAAAGGAATGAGTAATGAACATTGCCGTAGCTAAGAAACTGACTGCAAAGCAGACTGCCTTAGTAGACACACTCGTAGCAAAAGGCTGTAGTATCGGGCAGGCTGCTGAAGCTGCTGGTTATGCCTCTGGTGAGTCTGGAAGAGTAACAGCAACCAAGACGTTAAAGCTTGCCCATGTGCAAAGCTACTTGATGCAGCGTATGAACGAAGAGTTTGGAGTAGCTGCTACACTTGCTGCTGGTACGGTCAAGCGGCTAGCCACAGGAGCCAAGAGCGAATATGTCCAGCTTGAAGCAGCGAAGGATCTGCTAGACCGCGCTGGCTACAAGCCTATCGATCGAAGCCAAGTGCAAGTAGCTGGAGATATTCGTGTTACGATTGACCTAGGATAACTCTTTGTTCTACGCTCGTAGCTACAAGGGGGGTGGGGGAAAAGTTGCTGTTACTGTTACAGAGAAACTCTTTCACTCACATTATTTCTAAAAAAGGTAATTTGTGCGTTGTCATAAATATTTTTATTGTTATAGGGTTTGATCATGGCACGTTTTGATAAGAACCCAGAGAAGTACCCACCGAAGGATGATATGTCTAAGGTGAAGCTTGCATTAAGGAGTGAGGGCTATGCCAGCAAAAAAGTATCAGAATCCTAAGGGTGGATTGAATGCTGCTGGTCGTGCTTACTTTAAGCGCAAGGAAGGTGCTAATTTAAAACCTCCAGTAAAGAGCAAGCCTAAGGCTGGTTCGAAGAGAATGGCTCGTAAGGTTTCTTTTGCTGCTCGATTTGCTGGAATGAAAGGCCCGATGAAAGATGAGAAGGGTAGACCAACGCGCAAGGCTTTAGCATTAAGGGCTTGGGGATTTAGAAGTGTTGAGTCTGCTAGAAATTTTGCAAAGAGACATAGAAAGAAGAAATAGAGATGTGTTTTGCTAGAAAAAAAACTAAAACTGCTGATGAGTTCTACGAAGAGATGAAACCTGATTATGGCCCTTTGCCATCTTTATCTATTGATTCTAGTGGCACTCAATCAATGCAGACATTTAAAGATGTTCCGACGCCTCAGATGAGAACGTCTGGAATGTCTACTCGTTCACTGCTTCAAACAAACTATTAGGAGGTTTATATGCCCTACGGTAAAGGTACTTATGGAAGTCAGGTTGGAAGACCTAAAAAGAAAACAATGCTAAAAGGTAAACAGAAAACTTTACCAGCAGCATTAAAGCGCAAGATCCTTAAGGCTAAAATGAAAGACAAATAATTATGGCTGTAAATGAAGCTGGTAACTACACCAAACCTAAGATGAGAAAGTCTTTGTTTCAACGCATCAAAGCTAGAGCTACACATGGTACGGCTGCTGGTCAATGGTCTGCTCGAAAAGCGCAACTTCTTGCCAAGGAATATAAAAAGCGTGGTGGTGGATACAAGTGAAGAAACCACAAAGATCATTACTAAACTGGGGCAAGCAAAAGTGGCGCACCAAATCTGGCAAGAAGTCTAGTGAAACTGGTGAACGGTACTTACCTAGCAAGGCTATTGCTGCTCTTAGTGATGCTGAATATGCAGCTACAACCAGAGCTAAACGAAAGGGTAAGGCTAAGGGTAAGCAATTTGTGGCTCAACCGAAAGCGATTGCTAGGAAAGTAAAACAATATAGGAGTTAATTATGGGCTGGATAATAGCAAACACTGGTGAGGTTTATGATGGGGAAACACATGAACTTGCTGGTACTACCTTCTCAGGTAAAACAAGAACATCTGAATCTAAAAGGCTAGAATGGGTTGAGCTTATTGTTAAGCCTAAAGCACCTGCTAAAAAGAAACGTGCTAGGGATAACAAAGGTAGATTAAAAGCAGATGACCCTTCAACACCAGATATTAATGAGGCTTATGAACAGTGAGCTTTGTAAATACTTTGAAGACAGAAGAGCTTACTATGCTTCGAAGGATTGTGAAGAAGGTACACTTTCAACACTTTGATCGCAAACATGGTAAGTCTTTTGTTACTAATAAGATGGTAGACAATGTTATAGAAAACATTGGTCCAGAGGTCGTTGAGAAGATGATTAAGTCTGGAGTTGACAAGGGGCTGCGCTAGTGGTCAATTTTAAATATAAACCAGACGGTTCTGTTCTCAAAAGCTTTATGAAGAATGATACTTTCTTTCGTGGCATTCGAGGTCCAGTAGGGTCTGGTAAATCAGTAGGATGTTGTGTTGAAGTATTTAGACGAGCTTTGGAACAAGAGAAAGCCCCAGACGGAAAGCGAAAATCCCGATGGGCTATTATACGAAACACAAACCCACAGTTACGAACTACAACTATTAAAACATGGCTTGACTGGTTTCCAGAAAACGACTGGGGAAAATTTACTTGGTCAGTCCCCTACACCCACAACATCAAAAAAGGTGAAATCGAGTTAGAGGTTATCTTCTTAGCATTAGATAGACCAGAGGATGTAAAGAAGCTTCTATCTTTGGAACTAACAGGGGTATGGATTAATGAAGCAAGAGAAATACCAAAGTCTATTATTGATGCTTGTACTATGCGTGTTGGTCGTTATCCTTCAATGCGTGATGGTGGTCCTTCTTGGACAGGTGTGATTGCAGATACTAATGCGCCAGAAGAAGATCACTGGTGGCCTATAATGTCAGGTGAAGTTCCGATACCTGATCACATTCCAAGAGAACAAGCTAAGATGTTAGTAAAGCCAGATAACTGGCAGTTCTTTACTCAACCTTGTGCAATGCTCGAAGTAAAGAATGAAGACGGTGAAGTAGATAACTACAAGCCAAATAAAGATGCTGAAAACAAAAAGCATATGTTAAACAACTATTATACAAATTTAGTAAGGGGTAAAACAAAAAGCTGGATTGATGTCTATGTTATGAATAGGCTAGGATCTATCCAAGATGGTAAGCCGATATATCCAATGTTCGCAGCAGAAGTACACATAGCCAAAGAAGAAATAGCAGTAGCCGCAGGTCTACCGCTATACATTGGCTTAGACTTTGGATTAACGCCAGCCGCAACTCTTGGACAAAAAATCAGAGGTCGCTGGCTTGTCCAGTCCGAGATAGTGGCTTTTGATATGGGGATTGTTAGATTTGCTGAAGTGTTGCGCGAGGAAATTTCCTCCCGATTTTCCCAAGCATCTGATGTATATATCTATGGCGATCCTGCTGGGGACTTTAGAGCGCAAACAGATGAATCAACTCCCTTTCATATTTTGCGCGGTGCTGGCTTGAGGGCATTCCCAGCCCCTTCGAACTCTGTAGATCTTCGATTGGAAGCTGTCTCTTCCCAGCTTACAAAGATGGTTGAGGGGAAGCCAGCATTTCTAATTGATCGAAGATGCCAGCAACTTATCAAAGGGTTTGATGGTGGTTATCAATATAAACGTATGGAAGTATCTGGTGAGCGTTATGCAGATAAACCTGATAAAAATATGTATTCTCATATTCACGATGCGTTACAATATATGATGTTAGGTGCAGGTGAGGGTAGAGCTTTACTTAATAATCAGAAGCAATCTAAACCTGTGGTAGCTTCAAGAGACTTTAATGTATTTAACAAAAAACCTACAAAGGGTAGAAGGCAAGGGCTTTGGGCTAGATTATAATTGTGCGTTGCAAATTATTATTTTCTCTGATCTGGAGAAAAATAACAAAGGAGATTCTTTATGTGTGGCAGAAAAAAAAGAGATCCTCGTATTGATGAGGAGCAAGCAAAAGCTAGGGCAGATGCAGAAGCTATTAGACTTCAAGCTTTAACAGCAAAAGAAGAAGAGCGCAAAAAGCTTTTAGCAATGGAAAAAGAACAGGCTATGACTGAAGATGATAGATTAGCTTTGTTGCTCAAAGGTGGTAGAAGAGGTGGAGTAAGAGGAAGAAGTTTGCTTCAAACCACTAAAGGCGGTGCAGGGTTTTATAGCAGGTTTTCATAATGATTGATCCGATTGCAAAGCAATACTTGCAACGCTACGACAAAGCAAAAGCTAAACGCACAAACTTTGTTGACGTATTCGAAGAATGTTATGAATATGCATTGCCACAAAGAGAATCTTTTTACTATGAAGTATCTGGTCAAAGACGTGATGATAAGATCTTTGACGAAACTGCTGTAGTAGGTGTTCAAGAGTTTGCGTCAAGATTGCAGTCTGGACTTGTTCCTAACTTTGCTCGATGGGCAGATTTTGTAGCAGGGTCAGAAACTCCTAAACAAGATAGAGATAATGTTAATAACAATCTTGAAGAAGTAACTGAGTATGTGTTTGAGATATTACAAAACTCTAACTTTGCTCAAGAAGTGCATGAGTCCTTTATGGACTTGGCAGTTGGTACTGGTGTCTTAGTATGTGAAGAAGGTGATTCAATAAATCCAATACGTTTTTCAGCTATTCCATTGCCTCATGTCATACTAGACACTGGTCCAGATGATCAAATAGATCATGTATTTAGAGAACGAAAATTTATAAGATATGATCAAATAAGCTTACTTTATCCAAAGGGTGAGTTTAATAGTCAGTTACAATCATTAATGCAAAATCAATCTGATCAAACTACAACTATATTAGAAATTGTTTGTAAGGATTATTCTAAGCCAAACCAAGAAGCATTTCTTCATTATGCAATTTGCATGACAACAAAGTCACTATTGATGAAAAGAAAAATGCAAGGTGTCGGTTCAAACCCATTTATTTGTTATCGTTGGTCAAAATGTGCTGGTGAGGTATATGGTCGAGGTCCATTGTTTAATGCTTTGAGCGCAATTAAAACAGCAAACTTAACTGTAGAGTTAGTTCTTGAAAATGCACAGATGGCTATCTCTGGTATATATCAAATGGAAGACGATGGTATAATAAATCCAGATACAATAAATCTTGTGCCAGGGACTATAATTCCTAAAGCTATGGGATCAGCAGGTTTACAACCGATACCTAGTGCAAGTCGTTTTGATGTTGCACAACTTAATTTAGATCGAGCGCAGAATAATATTAAACGTGCATTATACAATGATATGCTTGGAGATCCTAATAAAACTCCAGCATCTGCTACTGAAGTTGCAGAACGTATGGCAGATCTATCAAGACGTATTGGATCTGCATTTGGTAGATTGCAGGTAGAATTAGTACAACCAGTATTACAACGTGTAGTTTATATTTTAAAGAAACAAGGGCGTATTGAAATACCAACAATTAATGGAAGAGAAGTAAAAGTAAGATCTATTTCTCCATTAGCACAAGCTCAAGCTAATCAAGATATTGGATCTGTATCTCGTTTCTTAGAATTAGCTAATGGTGCATTTGGTCCAGAGGCTGTAAATATATTAATTAACAGTGAAGAAACTGCTGTATATCTTGCTAAAAAGTTTGGCGTTCCTGATAATTTAGTTCGAGATAGAGCGCAACGTGAAAAAATGATTGCATTAATGCAGCAAATGCAGCAGAGTCAGCCTCAAGCACCACAACCAATGGAGTAAAGGCTTGAGTAAAAAACCGTATGTAGGCATTGATGGTATTCAACGACCTCAAGATGTTGATGAAAGAATTAGTTTAGATGTTGCTGCAATGTTAGCAACACCAACAGGTCAGTCTGTAATGCAATATCTAAAGTCTATTACAATTGATATTGCTAATGGTCCGAACATTTCTAATGACGAGTTAAGACATTTAGAAGGGCAAAGATTTGTTGTCGGATTATTATCTTCCAGAGCTAATCATGGATCTTTAATTAAATCTAAGGGGGGCAAAGATGAGTGAAGAAGCTGTAACTGAAGAAGCTGCAACTGAAGAGGCTTCACAACAGGAAGAACAAAGCTCTGAAAGACCTGAGTGGCTTCCAGAAAAGTTTAATACTCCAGAAGATATGGCAAAGTCATATACATCTTTGTCAACAAAGCTTGGAGAAAAGGAAGAGGAAGTAAGAGAACGCTTAATGAACGAACTTTCTGAGCAAGCATCAGAAGGTGTACCAGCAAGTGTTGGCGATTATGAACTTCCTGATTATCTTAATGAAGAAGAAGCTATTGAAAGCGATACATTAAAAGCTTGGGCTGATCATTGCTTTGAAAATGGATATACTCATGAAGAGTTTAAAAAAGGCATTGATATGTATATGAGTGCTTTTCCTAATGATGCAGATCTTGAAGCTGAATCTGAAAGACTTGGTGATAACTCAGAATCAAGAATAGAAGCTGCATCTTTGTTTGCTAATAAATTTTTTCCAGAAGAAACTATACCAGCAATAGAACGAATGTTCGAAACTGCTGAAGGTGTTGTTGCAATGGAAGCAATAATGGAAGCTTTAAAAGATTCATCTGTATCTGATCAAACTAATATTGCTTCCAACTTTAATGAAATAGAACTTCAGGAAATGCAAAAAGATGAAAGATATTGGAATCCAGCTAAAAGAGATAATAACTTTGTAAACCAAGTAAATGATGGTTATAAAAAGTTATATGGATGAAGTGAAAATATTACAAAGTGGGTCGTACTATATGACCCCTTTTCACTCAAATCATATACTAGAAATGTTACCTATTCTTCATAAAGAAACAGAAAAAGAACTAATAAACCTTGGCTATTCTTCTACTTTGGAAGCTTTACTTGATCTTCAAAAAGATTCTGAAGTCTATACTGTAAGAAATAAAAGCTGGGATATAATGATGGTAAGCGGAATCTTTTATTCTGAAGAACCGCCACAACTCTTTGCTTTATTTACAAAACATATAACAAAAAACTTTAAAGGTCTTGCTCGAGGATCAAAGCTTCTAATATCTTTTTTAGATCAGTCATATGATGAATTATCTATGCAAATAAGGGACGAATACATATCAATGTTAAACTGGGCAGTATGGCTTGGCTTTCACCCAATAGGTTTTACTAAAGAAAAAAATATACGATATGTTCATTTTGTGCGTTGCAATCCTAAAAAAAATTATGTTTCAGATAAAACATCAATGCCTGCAATACACTGAGAAGCCCATTAGGATAACTTCATTGAGGATGTAGAGCAGATACCAAAGATGCAAACTTAACTTAACTTAGGAACTGTAAAATGGCTAATACAATTGACCAAGCCTTTATTAAACAGTTTGAAACCGATGTGCATCTTGCATACCAGCGCATGGGTTCTAAGCTGCGTAATACCATTCGTTCTACGAATGTGACGGGCAATACAGCAAGATTCCAGAAAATAGGAACTGGAACTGCTTCAACTAAATCACGCAACGGTAATGTTACACCAATGGAACTTGCACATACTAATGTGGAAGTAACAATGTCTGACTTTTATGCTGCTGAGTACATTGATAAACTTGACGAGTTGAAAACAAATATCAACGAGCGTCAAGCTATTGCTGAAAGTGCTGCTGCTGCATTGGGTCGTAAAACTGATGAGCTAATTACAACAGCTATGGATGCTGGTGCTAACTCAACTCAGTTACACGATACATCATCTGCCGTTGAAAAAGCAGACTTACTATCAGCTTTTGAAACATTTGGAACAGCAAGTATTCCAGAAGATGGGCAACGCTATATTGCTATGTCCCCTGCTGGTTTTGCAGATCTGTTTAATATTACAGAATTTGCTTCCAGTGATTTTGTTGGACCACAAAACCTACCGTTTGCTGGCGGTATGACAATGAAAGAGTTCTTGGGCTTCAAGATCTTTTCAACATCGGCTGTAGCTGGTGGTAAAAACTTTGTTTACCACATGAGAGCAGTTGGAATTGGTGTGAACTCTGATGTTCAGACTGAAGTAAACTATGTAGCAGAAAAAGTATCGCACCTAGCGACATCAATGATGTCAATGGGTTCTGTTGTCATTGATGACAATGGTATATACGAACTGCTAGATAATAACTAGGAGGGTTAGAAAATGGCTTATAGTGCAAGTGGACTAACTCGTTTGGCTGGTGGTTCTGGTGTCAATCTTTGGCACTACACTACAACAGATGCAATTGGTGATGTTAATACTGCTAATTACTTTAATGATGCGATTGGCATGATTCGTTCTTTAGACGTTATTATTGCTGTTACATCAACAGGTGGTACACCAGCAGTTAGTCTTGTTTACGCAAAGGATGTTTCGGCAACCGCAATTGACGTAACTGATGGCTTAACTGTTACAGCTACTGATAGTGACTAATAGGTTGGGGCTTCGGCCCCAATCTTCCCCCTATTTTAGGACTCGCACTGTTATAGGGGGATATAAATTTTGAGGATTTTATATGGCGGTTTCAAGTACGGCGGCAAGTTCACCAGTAGATGTATGTAGCCGCGCTCTTATTCTAATAGGCGCAGATCCTATTTCTTCTTTTGATGATGGTAATAATGAAGCATTAGTTTCTTCTAATATGTATGAAGATGTTGCTAGAGCTTCATTGGTTAATACACGTTGGAGATTTGCAACAAATCAAGTTGTGTTAAATAGATTAACTGACGCACCAACAGGTCGCTTCGATGCAGCATATCAACTGCCTAGCGGATGGTTAATGACTCATGTTGTTACTGTAAATGATTTTCCAGTAGAGTATCAAACATACGGTGATAAACTTTTTTGCAATGAGGACGCTTCTGCAAGTTTAGTTCTTGATTTTACTTATCGTGCTAATGAAGAAGATTGGCCTTCATATTTTACATTAGCTGTGGAATATGAGCTTGCTTCTGTTTTTGCTTTATCTTTAGCACGAGATCAATCTCTTGCTACTCTTATGTCTCAACAAGCAGCAACTACTATGATGAAAGCTAGAAATTTAGATTCACAACAACAAACAACAAGGAAGCTTACAACAAGTAGATTTATTGTTAATAGGCGAACATAATGCAAAAAGTAAGAATACCAATAACTAACTTTTCGTTTGGAGAGGTAAGCCCATCTTTAACATCAAGAACAGATTCGCCAATCTATAATCAATCTGCACAACGTGTTAAAAATTTTTTTTTAAGATCTGAAGGTGGTGTAATTAAAAGATCTGGCTTAGAGTTTATTCACAAATTTACAGATATAACTGTAGACACAAGTAAAAAACAACAAAGTAGATTGTTACCATTTATATTTTCTGATGATGAGCAATATATTATTTCATTGCAGCATCAAAGTTTAAGAATATTTCAGATTAATGCTTCTACTGGTGCTGTATCTTCTATTCAAACTTTAACTCAAGATATTAATTCTGCTACATTATTATTTGATCACGACTATTTACACGAATATACTTATGCTCAAGCAGGTGATGTTATGTTTATTGCTCATAACACATTTATGCCTCAAGCAATTGTAAGAACTGGGCTTACAACATTTCATGTTGAGCCGTTTGTTTTTGATGCAAGATCAGATGATAAGGTTGTTTTTCAACCATATTATCCATTTCAAACTGCTGGTATGACTTTAGATCCTTCTGCAACAAGTGGTAATGGAATAACTCTTACAACAAGTTCTGCTTATTGGAATACTGATTCACCATCAAAACATATAGGTACAACTATTAGATATAATGGAAATGAAATTGTTATTACTGGTGTAACAAATAGCACAGTTGCAACAGGTAATGTTCAAGATACTTTGAAAAAAAGATTAAGCCCAGACTCATTAAGAACAAACAATGGATCAGCAACTGTAGAGGTAACACTTGCTAATCATGGTATGTCTGTAAATGATTCAATTGATTTTGCAGATGCTAATGCTGTTGGTGGAATAACTAATTCTAATATTAATGGAACAAGAACTGTAACAGGTATTATAAGTAGTGATGTGTTTACTTTTACTGCTGGTGGAACTTCAAATGCTTCTGAACTTGGGGGTGGGACACCAACAGTAACAACACACGCACCAACGACAAGCTGGGATGAGCAATCATATTCTGCTCTTCGAGGTTTTCCTGCTGCTGTTACATTTCATGAAAATCGTTTGGCTTTTGGTGGAACATTAGGACAACCAGATTCTATATGGCTAAGTAAGATTGCTCGTTATTATAATTTTGATGTAGCTGATGCAAAAGATAATGAAGCTATACATTTGACTGCGGCTGTTGGCGAAGTGCAACAAATACGTCATTTAGTCTCTAATAGAGATCTTCAAGTGTTTTCTGCATCTGCTGAGTTTTTTGTACCTGCTTTTCAAAATCAACCTTTAACACCAACAAATGCACAAATAAAATTGCAAACGCCTTTTGGTTCTGGATTTGAAAGACCCCAACCTATTGACGGTGCAACTTTGTTTGTTCAGAAAGGTGGTCAAATTGTAAGAGAATATTTATTCAGTGATACTGAAGCTGCTTATATATCTACAGCTATATCAACTATTTCATCGCATTTAATTAAAACACCTATAGAAATGAATACATTATATGGAGCATTGTCTCGATCAGAAAGCTATGTATTCATATTAAATAATGATGGAACTCTTTCAGTATTTAATTCTAATAGAATTGAAAAACGTGCTGGTTGGGTTGAGTTTGTAACTGATGGAGTTTTTCATTCTACTGTTACAATTGATGATAGAGTTTTTGCTAATGTGGAATATGATGATGGGGCTGGCACAAAAAGAATTACTCTTTGTGAGTTTAACTCAACATTTAACTTAGATAATGCAAAAAACTTTTCTGGCTCTTCTGGTGTTTTTGATGTATCATCTGTGTTTGCTAATGGTGCTACAGTTAAAGTTGTAAGTGGTAATAATTATATAGGTGAGTTTACTGTTGCTAGTGGAAATGTAGATGTTTCTGCTGTTGATTCTAATTTAATATCAGCTCAAATTGGATATAGTTTTGATGTTGAATTAACTACAAATCCTATAGATGCTTCTGTTACAACTGGGCCAGTAACAGGAACACCAAGAGGTATTGGAAGTGTATATCTTGATTTGAATAATACTTTGTCATGTAAAGTTAATAATACATCTATGATAATAAGAAATGTTACTGATGACTTATCAACAGAATTAACAGCATTTACTGGTAAAAAAGAATTTAGATTGTTAGGTTATGATAGAGATCCAAAAGTAACTATATCACAGGATTCACCATTAGATTTACAAGTAAATGGATTAGTAGCGGAGTTAATATTTTAATGTCAGTATTTCAGGTTATAGGTATAGGCATGAAGTTTATGGGTGCGATGCAACAAGCTCGTGCTGAAGAACAAGCAAGTAAAGACACTGCTGAGAATATGATTACTGATCGTATTAGAGGTGAGGCTGCTGCTGCTCAAGCACAAACTCAACGATATGCTCAGATGTTTGATGATATAGCATACAATGAAGGTGCTTTACTTAAGAATAGAGATTTTGATCAAAGCGTTACTGCGTTTATGGATTCTCAAAAAGATATAACATTTGATGATCTTCGTATAATGGCAAGTCAAGCAAATATGGAAAAATCAAAAGCAACTCTTCAAAGCTTACTCGAAGTTGAAAGAGGCAAAAATAGAGCAAGTGCTATTAGAATTAGTGCAGCTTCTGATTTTATGTCAGGAATTCATAGTATGCAAGGTACATCGACAGCATGAGGTTTAAATGGCACAAGTAATTAGGAGAAAAGGTACAGCTACTAATCAGCGAATAGGTGTTGTTAGTTTTGATACTGATGCTGGTGCAATAGGTCGTTCATTACAAAATGCAGGTGAAACATTACGACAAGCTGCATATAAGATAGATGCAGAAGATGCTGAAAAAGCAGGAGCAGATGCAGCCGCTGCATTAGACGCTTCTAAGTTTAGATCTTTTGATGAAGATGGTAATCCTGTGGCTTTGCAAGTTCCAGAAGGCTATGGAAGAATTGCAAGATTAAAGTTTCAAGAAGTAGTTGAAAGAAGATTCATTGAAACAATGGATAATGATATTCGAATTGAGGCTCAGAATCTTAGAGTAAAACATGCTAGAAACCCTCTTGGCTTTCAAAATGAAATGGAATCTTATCTTAGTGGTTTATCAAAAGGTTCTGATGGTCGATTTAAACAATATATAGAAACAGTTGGAAGTGCTGTTCAAGAAGCAACCTATATAGGTCTTCTTGAAAAACAAAGGGAAAGATCTCGGCAAGATAATGCTGATTTTATTTCTTCACAAAATAGTGAAGCAAAAATTTCAATTGCGATGTTATCAGCTCAAGGTGACAAAGGTTTATCTGATGCTGTAGCTTTTGCTTATGAAAGAGCAACAGCAACTAAAGAAGGAGAAGATGCTCAACTATTTAGAAAAGGAGCAAGTCAATCATATTTTAATGAAGCAGCAGGTATTGCGGCTGCATCATATATAACAACGGAAGCCTCAAATTTTACTGCTTTAGAAAGAGCTTTGCTTGAACAGTCAATATCTACTGGTCAAATTTCAAACAATAAAAAAGTACAAAATCTTTTAAATAAAACAATTGAATACAAAGCAGGTGATAAAACTAAAACTATTTTATTAAGAGATTTAATTAATGCTAATAATCAAGTTGAAGTTCAAAGAAAAATAGCCACTGTTTTCCAAGACATAACAAGTGTTGAAATAATTGAAAGGCAAGAAGCTGAGCGTAAAAGAATTGAACAAACTAGAGATTTTCAATTAAGCGAAGATGAATTTAAAACTGGTGCAACTGAAGCAGTAGATGATTTAGTTATTGGATCTATTAAAAATGCTCAAGAAGCTTTTTTAGACAATGGTAATATTGATAAAAGTGTGTCTGCTTCATTTAGTGAATATGAAACTTTAGTTAAACAAATAGATAATGAAGTAAGATTTAATCCAGAGTTTACGGCTGCTGAAGGAGAAGCAATAAAAAACAATGCTATGATTCAAACAGCTATGCCATTTATTAAAAGAGCATCAGCTTCAGGAGGAAAGCCAGATAATTTTATAGCTGCTCTTTCTACAATGGATGTAAACAGTGAAGCTTTTGCTGCCTCAACTCCACAACAACAAGAAGTTATTCTTGCTTTAAGTAAATATGGTTTTGATGAAAATCTAACAGGAGAGTTTTCTGCAACTATTAATCAAGCAGCAAGTGCTACAGTTGCATCACTAAAACAAGAAGAAATAACTTTTGATTTAGTAAATGAGTTTCAAGATATTCTTGTTGGTGTCAGAAGAGGTCAGCTTGATAATAAAGATGTTGATAAGTTTTTTGATAAGTTTGATAAACAAACTAAAGGCTTTGAAGGAATACTAACTCAAAGATTTAAACTTACAACAGCAGTAGATAAAGAAAACGCTCGAAAAGATTTGTTATCTTTTTTATATTCTTCTCCATCACATGATGCTGCGTTTATAAAAGAAGTTCAGTATTACATGTTAACAGGTGATGCAGGATTTTTAAAACAATCAACTCGAGAAAAAGTTGATACAATTTTAGAAGGCTTACCAGTTTCTAGTCGGAAAGAACTAACATCTTTGGTAGAAAAGATGGCAGTTGATAGAAGTCAAATAGAATTAAAAAAAGAAAAAGACCTTGAAAAATATAACAACGTCAAAGCTTTTGAAAATCAAAGTTTATCTAATAGCAAAGGTAGTGAAATATCTCAATTAATATTAAACAAAACAGGATTTGATATTAGTGACGATAAAACTTGGACACAACAAAACATGCAAATTGCTGCAAAGTATATGCCAGAAGACATTGTTAACCAGTTAAAAAGTTTTGCAAGAATGGATACAGCTAAAAATCCTGATAATTTGCTTATGTTCTTTGGAAGATTGTATCAATACACATATCCTGATGGAACAATACATAATGTTACAGATGGATTCTTAGACGATGAAACAGAATTAAAATTAAGATACGCTTTAGCAAGTAGACGTATGGGAAGAACATCAAATGCTGCTCAAGCTATGACAGAAGTAAATAAACTTTTTGACGAGCCTAGTGCTTCAAATATCCAAGCTAGAAAAGAAATACTTTACGGAACAAGAAATCAAGGAAGACAAGTAAAAACTCAAAAAGAATTTTTAAGAGGTCTTCTTGGCAATGATTATGATGCTATGGCTTCAGTTGAGCTTGGTATGTATACAGATATATTGCTTGCTTCAAATTTATCTGATGATCAAATTAAAGCAGAGATTAAACAAAAGTTTGAAACAAAATATAAAGAAGCTCAATATGTATTGGATTCATCAAGACCTGTTGGCGCAAAAAATAAAACACGCCATGCTTTGAGCGCGTATCTTCGTCCACCAGAAAAAGAATTTTTTGTAACAAGTGTTGAAAGACAGCTTAATAAATTTGGTTACACTTTGTATGATCATGTAAATGAAAAGGGTATTGGTAAAATATTTGACCCTTCAAGTTCTGAAAAAGGTTTTATTCCTACGGTTTTAGTTCCAATGTTCCCAGAGTTAGTAAGACCAGAAGATCAAACATTTATGCCAATGAAGCTGGTTTATGTGAGTGAGATAGGTGATTATGAGTTGCAGCCTATTATTATTAATGAGGGTACAGACAAAGAGTTGACGGCTGCTTTTCAAATAAAAGATGAGTTCAAAGATTACTTAGGTTCAGCAGGTTCTGTAACCGATGCTATAGGTTTAGAAGGTTTACAAAGATTGTTTGACGACGCAACATGGCTTTTGGGTGGTGACAGATCTAAACCTGTTCCTGTTTATTAGGTGATTTATGATTGATGCTTATTCAGTTACGCCATTCTTAGCAACAGACAAAGAACCTTTAGCCAGAGATAACAAAGCTACTTTGTGGGAAACCACAGGTGCTTTAATTGGTGAGTGGTCGCCTTTTGTTGAAAACTTTACAATGATGGGTGATGACATGTTAGATTATGATCCTGATTTTGATGTTGTAGATGCTGTTGGAAACTTAGATGCATCATATTCTAAGTATGCTTTTAACCTTATGTTTGCTCGAAGCGAAGATCACTTTAATTATTTAGTTGATAGATTAGATAGATCTAAAGCAAGACAAGATGTTTTAGCTAATTCTTCTATAGGCAATATAATTATTGCATCATTTTTTGATCCTATTAATTTAATATCATTGCCGCTTGGTGTAGGTAAAACAGCTTTGCAAACAGGTATGAATGTAGCAAAGTTTAATGTTGCTTTATCTACTGCTGAAGAGGTTATTAAGTCTGCATCAGATCCTGTTCGAAGAGATCCTACAATGTCTGCTTTGAATATTGGTACATCTGGTATTGCAGGATTTACTCTTGGTAGTTTAGCAGGATTAATTAAAAATCGTTCTGCCCCACAGGTTGTTAAAACAACAACAAAAGAAACAGATGAGCTTATTAATAAAATGAGCGACTCTCCAGCAGATCCTTCATTGGTAAAAAATTGGTACACTGACAGTTGGTTTTTTAAATTTGCAACAAGCCCATTTAAAAGAACAATGCTTAATGATGAAGTTCCAACAGAGGTTAAGCAGTTTCAGTATGATTTAGATGGAGACTTAGGACAGTTACATAATGCTCATGTAAATGGTCAAACACTTGGAAGATCTGTTCATATGGATCAAGCAAAGTACAAAGCAGAGTTTGCTGTTTTGTATAGCAAAATGTTAAGTGCTTTTGGTCGCGCTCAATCTGAAGGTGTAATTAAATTTTTAGATTATCCTTTGGGTAAACAAAGAAAGTTTGATGAGTTTATAACAAGAATTAATGAAAAACGAATTGATGGGCTAAAGGGCGATAATGCTATAGAAGAAGAGCTAATTAATTCTTTAAATATTTTTGCTAAAAAATGGGAAAACAGATTAAGAGACACAGGACTTATTGGGACACTTGATCATTTTAAAAAACAAAAAACTTTTTGGGCAGGAGTTATTAAAAGAAACGAAAATATAATAAAACGCTTAGAAGACAAAGCTAAATCTGGTCGAAAGCTAGGTTTATCTAAAAGTGATTCTAAATATTTAAAAAGAGTCCAAGAACGGCTTTCTATGTACAAAGCGCACTATGAAGGCATACTAGCTACCATAGATGATGTTGAATTATCCCAACAAACAGCAGGTATTAAACCACCTAACGAAACTATTTTTCATCCAAGGTATTGGAAGAAAGATTACATTAAAAAGAATAGACAAGATTTTTATAGGATTCTTTATGATTGGTTTAAAGAAAATCCAGAGGTTATTAAATGGTCGCCTGACAATCCAGTAGAAAGGATTAGAGCAAGCACTAGACCTGAAGATATAAAAGAAAGAGTTAACAAAACAATAGATACCATTCTTGGAATGAGTGATGAAACAAGTTTTGAAAATGCTTTTTTTGGTTACGGCAAATCAAAACACTTTATGCATAGACAGTTAGATATACCTAACTATCTTGTAAAAGATTTTATCGAAACAAATCCTATGACAACATTTATGGCGTACACTATGAAGGTTGCGCCTCGTTATTCTTTTGCTGCTAAATTTGGAAGCAGAACTTTTGATGATGTAGCTGAGGATCGTTTTGATGATTTGATTGCATCTGGTATGAGCTACGATAAAGCTAATAAAGTAATGGCTGATATTCGTACATCTTACGATAGAGTTATGAATACACCAGTAAGAGAACCGCATTCATGGTCAGCAAAAACTGCAAGAGTAATTAAAGATCTTGCAACTCTTAACTATATGGGTCGTGTTGGATTTTCATCTATATCAGAGCTTGGTCGAATAATGGCAGAACATGGTGTTGGTCGTACTCTTAGAACTATTTTATCTAGGAATGATTTAAAAATTAAGCTTGCAGCCGATGAAGCTGCTAAAGCTGGTGAAGCATTAGAAGGTGCATTACAAAGTACAAGCATGCGATTTAGCGATGAAATGTTTGCTAACCCATTATACCATAGCGTATGGGAAAGAGGCAAAGATGCTTTTTATGTTTTAAATTTACTTACACCAATTACCAAAGCTTTAAAAAGATTAGATGGCACAATAAGACAGGATAGTCTTATTTCTATGGCTATCAAAGAACATAACCCTAAACTAGCTAAGGAGTTTGGCTTACCTAAAATAAAAAAATGGGAACTAGAATATTTACGAAGAAACAATATTTCTAGTGAAGACTCAAAAAAATTAGCGTTTCAAGAGGGAACTAAATGGGAACGTGGAGACTCAGGTCTTATTTATGCAAACACAGATGAGTGGACTGATTTAGAGCTACAAGCAACATTTAGGGAATCTTTGTCATCTGGTATTTTAAATACTATTATGATGGGTACTTCTGCTGATCGACCTCGTATTGCTGATGGTGTTGCTTTGATACCTATAAGAGTGGCAAGACAGTTTGGTATGAAGGAAGACCCAAAGTATAAAGGTTATGCAAGAGTTGAGAATGCAATACTAAGTATGCCGTTTCAGTTTTATAGCTATACATTAGCAAATATAAATAAAACTATTGCAGCTTATACAACTGGTCAAATGAAGTCACCAATCTTTGGTACTATGTGGATGGTTGGTTTAGCGTATCTAAGCTTAGAACTAAAATCACAAACATCAAAAGGCAGCGAAAGAGCTTGGGATAGTTTATCTTACACAGATCAATTTATAAGAGCTTTTGATTATTCTGGTGCGGCTGCTATTTACACAGATTTCTTTTATCAAAGCATTGCTACATCAATGGCACTTACTGGTGGAAACTATTTAGAAGGTTTGGTAAAAGAAAAGTTTCCAGAAGAGCAAGGCATTGGTAATGCTTTAACAGGGGTAGGAGGCGCAGGTCCATCAATACTAAAAGATTATTATGATGGTTTTGTTGAAATGACCACAGGAGATTTTGGAGAAGGTGCTAAAGAAACTATTAGAGCATTACCATACATGCGGCTTTGGTTTATTCACGGTTTAGTAAACAACATGACTTCAGCTTTAGACGATGCAATAGATGAAGATGGTGGTTTTGTTGGATTTGGTAGATACTAATTTGTGCGTTGTCACTTTATTTGTTCACTGCTATTTCACACAAAAGAGGTGAACTATGACAATTAGCTTAAGTGATAACGATCCAAGAATTTCTTATACGGTTGCTCAAGGTGCAACTCAAACTTCTTTTACTGTACCATTTGAATTTTTTGCTAATTCAGATTTGAATGTTTATGT